TGACGACCAAGTCACCCTCGCCGTTTTTGGTGAGAAAAATCGGCTCAGCGGTTTCTCTGCACAGATCGGCGATCTCGTTGTAGTTCTGACGAATCGCTGCAGATGGACGGATATTCATAAAAGCACCTCCTGCTCCTGAACGATCTATAATAGTAAAATTCTAATTATATTATATCCATATTGTGCAACGAAGTCAATGCGAACAGCTGTCACTTCGTTCTCCGGTTCGATCCCGGTATTCTCCACCAATCAAGAGCAAAACGAACACAGAACCACCATTCAAATGGTCGGTAATGTGTTCGTTTTGTTTTGCGAGATTCCAAATGTCACCCTGACATGAAAAAAGCGCCCACGTTACCATCAT